GGGTTTCCAGTAATAATTGCAATAGCTCCATCAAGTGCCGCGTCAGACTGTATATCGCCGAAATTAACACTTCGGTTAGCTTTTTTAGCTATAGTTACTATGAGTCTTTTTAATTCCTGAACAGAACTAAAAGAGTCTGCATAACCTTTGCGGTCTACTATTATATCTAATTGTTGACGTAGTTCTTGAGCTACCTTATCAGCAACTCGGCTGATTTCTGCATCACCGATAGTTCCTTTTTCGTATTTTCGACCATACTTACTATTAACACTTTGCACCCAGTCATGTGCTAATACAGGGTCATTTCCAATACCATTAATTTGTCGTGCAAATCTATTACCTGTTGCTCTTGAGATTTCTCCACGCTGTATAGCGTCTTCAATAACTTTCATAGATGTTCCTATATCAACAGTTCTTCCAACTCCTTTTGCATCCTCTACTGTCTTCCGTGCAACAACTGAAACCTTGTTACCAAGCTCTTGGACTGCTGAAATAAACTCATTTGCTGAGGCATCTTCAAAGTTAAACTTCTTAGTTGAGTTGCTTCCAATAGGGGATTTTGAGTCAGGAACATTTATATCTGTATCATTTGCTAACATTGTAAGACCTTGCTTTGCTTTTGTGATAGCATCTTCTGCTTTTACTGCATCTTGAGTAACACCTTGATATAGGTTCCGAAGTGTCTTATCAGCTTTTACATTAAAAAATTGTGCAGGGTTTGATACTCGACTTATTGCTCTACCTGCAACGCTAGCACCTGCTCCCAATACTGGACCTGCGACACCACTCAATACAGTTTCTAATCCTACAGCACCGACTGCTTCTCTAAATGGTACTTCTTCTTTAATACTTCGACCAGTAGAGCCTAGAAACCCTTGAGCTAGACCCTCTTTTGCAAGTGGGATAGCTGATTGTCTAAATGTTTGCTTTACTGGTTCAGTTAGTGCCTTTTTAGCAATACTTGCACCTTTTACAATAGGAATAAATTGTGATGCTTCAATACCAGAACCCACAGCTTTCATAAAACCTTTTCTACTTTCTGGTCCGAAGCTCGTTACATCAAAACCCTTTCCAAGTGGCTCTACTGTACCTAAGAAATTAGATTGTAAGTCTGTTTGTTCTTCTCCTTTAACTGTTTGAGCTATATTTTGAAGACTGGCTCCTAGTGCAGGTAATTGTGTTGCTTCTAATGCACCACGAACTAAATTACCACCAAAACTTGGCGTAGCTTTTCCTGTTCTTTCAAATCGTTGTTCTGTACTTACAGGGAGTCCTTGTTCAATTCTTTGTTCTCTACTCTCTTGTGGTGCTTGAGTTTGTTGTGCAAATAATGACTGTTTAGGTTCAAGAGTAGAAGCCTCTGCGGTCTGAGGTTTTAATGATTTATATGCACCACCAACCTTTGCAACATACGCTGGCACATCATAAGCTACCCCAAATTTATTAGTTCCTACTTTCCCTTTATAGTCTGGTTTCCCACTATTCCAAATAGAAGCGATTTCACTAGCTTTGTGCCCTTTGTCTTTTAACTCTTTAATCTTAGAGTACGCAACTTTGTTTTGGTTTATTTTATCAGGCAACGCATTAGAGTCACCTAAGTACTGTTTCGACCAACTTTTCCATGTTTCAGGCATAAATTGATACGCCCCAAATTCCCCAGAACCCCCTCTAGCGTTGTAATCTCCACCACTCTCGACTTGGCGTATAGATTTAGCTAATCGTAATGCGTCTTGGTCTAGTGCCATATAAGTTAAAAATCAAAATCTGCATCGCTCGGACTAGAGCTTGCACTAAAATTTCCTTGTAAATCAATAGTTGCTCCCGCTTGTAGGTTGTTAAATGTTTGTTCGATAGTTTGTAGGTTTGCGATAAGTATTTCTGGACTAAGTCCAATGTCTAAGTTAGATACAGTTGAACCCAATAGGTCAAGTTCACGTTCTGATACTTGTCCTAATGCTCCACCAGTTTTAGAAGCATTACGCATTTCCTGTAAAGCACTAAATGATAATATAGCTTGAAGTGTAGTTATAGCTTTTTTTAAGTCAAATGCTGGTGTTCCTTGAATACGAGAAGATTGCTTTCGTGCAAATCCACCTAGATTAATTGATGAGTTTTTTGAAATTTGAGTTAGTGCATTAAGACCACTCTCTGCTTGTTTTAATGTATTCTGACGTGCTAACTGTTCTATAGCTTGGTCTTTTCCTCCCTCTCTCTCTGACAGTTGACCTGTAGCAATTAAGTTTCCTTCAGAGTCCACAAGCACTTGGTCTTTACTTAGTGTTGTTCGTGAATCCGTTTCTAATTTAGTCATTTCTCTTTCATCTTTTGCAATAGCTCGCTGTTCTTCCATAGCTGTTGCTTCTGCTTGTTGTTTGATTACTCTAAATGAGTTTTTAATTTGTTGTACTGTAATACCTGCGTCTTTTGCAATACGAGTTAGTTTTGCTGGTTCGATTTCATCATCTGTAACGCCTGAATTAAATATACTCATAGCAATATCTTCAGAGATAGCTTCTTTAGCTACACCTGCACCTCTGATTGATTCTAGGTAGTTTGTAAGTCCTGCTTCTTTAGCTGAACGTCTATCTTGAAAGAATTGATTACCTAACTGTCGAGCTTGTCCTTCGATTTGTGCGATTGCCATTAGTTTTTGTGCCATGATTCCACTTTCTACTGAAGCGTTATCAGATGCTACACGTTCTTGTGCGGCGTTTCCAAAAGAGCTATCAACTGCACCTGAATTAAAGTTTTCTGCTCGTGTTGAACCTAAACGACTTTGACCCATTATTCCTGCTTGTCGTAATTGTTCTGCATACACTGAATTAGTAGCGTCAATTTCTCCTTGAAACTGTCGCATTGTATCTCGGAATATTCTGTTTTGGTTTACATCTTGAGCACCTTCTTGTCGGTTAAAGTTTGCAAGATTATTTCGTGCTTCTTCTTCTGCGATTTGTTGTGGTGTTCTATTGTAATTAAAATCTGTTGACCCAATCATAGAGCCACCAACAGGTACAGCAAGACTTCCTTGACCTACAGCGTTTGGTCCACTAACTGCACTTGGTGTAGCAACAGCACTTCGGAAAGAAGATTGTGCTACTGGAGAACTAGCTTGTGAGCTACCTTGTGAGCGTGCTTGTGGACTTACTGGTAAGCCTGATTGTGAATTACTTGATACATTTGAGCTACTTGGTAATAAGGTGCTACCTCGTTGTGCTCTAGGTGTACTTTGTGCAGTTTTTCCTGCACTAGCTTGAGGTAGTAAAGTTTGATTTGGTCCGCTATACGAAGGGTCACCAAAAGGTACTAATGTTTGGTTTGGTCCCCTAAATAAAGGGTCGCCAAAAGGTGCTACTGACTTATTAGGCAAAGGTGCACCATATACTGTCTTTTCAATCTGTCTTTGTCCTGCATAAGAAACTGGGAACTCCATTCTTTGACTTCCTGAGTTTTGATTGTTGTTTTGTATTCCTAATACATTTTTAGCCGCGTTCACTTTCTTTCCAAGAACTGTTCCACCAAAAGCACTACGCACTGCGTTTCCTACTCTTGTTCCTCCTTTTTTTCTTTTGAATATTGCCATATATTGATAATTAATTTATTACGGTTTTGTTACTGGGAATAAAGCTATTCTGTAACCTAATGCAACAGTTGCGTTGTATACATTATAAGCAAATCCAATGTACATTCTTTGAGGGTCTATGTTTACAATAAATCCACCTGCAACGTCTCCTCCTGTAATTGACCATGTTCCGACTGTTTTTGTAGTTACAACACTTGATGATGCAAGAATATCTGCCCATTTTCTGATTGTAAATGATTGATTACCACTCTGATAAGCAGAATATAATACACCTTGTCTATCTACCATAACGGATGTATTTGAATTATTAAGTGTACTTGTAGGTATTGTCGATGTACTCTCAGCAGTCATTGTTGTTCCTGAAATTGACCATCTTCGTAATGTTGTAGCACTGCTAGCAGAGTTTACATAAATAGAAACACCATCAGTCCAAGCGTAGTTGTATGCAGTAGAAGCCACTGTCGGCACTGTCATTACTTGTTCTCCTGTTAAATCTGATGCAAGAAAACGTGAGCAGATAATGTTTGTTGAATCATTTGCAAACACATAAATAAAAGTACCGATTTCAACTATTGAACCGAAGTCAGTATTTGGCACTGCAATAGTAGGGTTGATACTATGTGTTTGGAAATATTGTCCTGTTAGAGCATCACGTTCGTATCTAAAGAAGTTTGTTGTACCAACTAAGATATATATAACACTTCCACTTATGTTAGAGCCAAAACATTGTCTTTCTAAAAAGTCTGATGACAACGCTAACTCTTGGAAAAAAGCAGGCACAGGCATTTCAGCTACATCATAAAATGTATCTTCTATTTTACCACTTGTATTAGTTTTAATAACCTGACTTACTGTACCTTGTATTGTTGAGAAATATAAATCAACAGTTGCAACAGTAACCCAACCGTCTGTTGTGTTGTTGAATTTTACTCCACCACTTGCATATCCACCTGCTGTGTTTATTCCAATATTAGGGCGGTTAGAAGTATCTGCTGTTGATGTTTGAATTACAATCCAGTAAAGACTTCCTGCAATGACACTTGAGAATTGTGATGAAAATAAAGATTCAAAAACACCAACACCTGTTTGTATCCATTTTGTGTTGCTGATAGTAACTGTCGCAAGAGATGTTCCTGAAGGATTACCTGCTGTGTCTGCTTGTAGTGAAATTGTAACTGTTCCTGTAAATGAACCTGTGTCTGCTGATTTGAAAAGATTAACTCCTCGTATCTTTGTGAAAGTAGGAATAAATGACTGTGCTAGTCTGTTGCGAAGTCCTGTTGTGTTTGCTTCTCCTACTGTACTTGAACTGTCTTGTGTTAGTTGAGATTGTCCTGTAAGTCCTGTTGATGTGTTATCTTCAGAAACATATCTGTTAGTAGTAGAAGGAACTCCTGTTGAACCTGCCATAGCATCTTTTTCTTTTTGTGTAGGCAGTGTTTTTAATAGTGGATTGAAAAGTAGTATTGTTGCACTTAAAGCCCAACCAATAAATACAGAGTTTGTCCCTGCTGTTGTTGTTATTGCACCTGCTGTGTTTGATAGATAGTATTTAGAGCCTGCTGTAAGCCCTGAGAAGCCTGATACGGGTCCTGAAATAGCTACTTGGATAGTTTGTCCTGAAGCAGTAGCAAGTGTCTTACAGATACCGATTTGAAGTTGGTCAAAAGTTGCGGTTAGGTCTGCATCTGCTTTATACCAAAGTGCGTCTGACTCTTTGAAATAGACAATATCATTTATTGCGATAGCTTCGCCTGATGTTTGAGCAGAGATAGTTTGTTGGTCAAAAGTTACAGCACCTCCGTTTACTACACCAAGAACATAAGCAACTGTTGCAAGTTGGTTTCCTGTGACTGAAACTGGTCCGTCATATCCAAGTGGGCTAGTGCTATTAAGAGCTGTTGCACCAGAAACAAGGTCATTAATGAATTTCAAGTGTCCAAAGTTTGTAATTTTAACAGAAGCACCGATACGATGTTTTCGTACAACACCAACAGTTTCAACTCCTTGTCGTGATACTGACTTTATATTTGTTATTGCTGTTCCTACTAAATCACACGAGATGTGTTCTTTTGAAGAGTTACCATTATCAGTTGTTAAAAGATAACGCCCTGAAGGTAAGGCAATACCATCATCATCTGTTGCAGACGATAAAGTGGCAGTAGTTCCGCCTACTGGTAAATCTGTTGATAATGAAGTTGTAAAATCTGCGATTATTTTTCCTAGTAGTGTTGCCATATTGTTTTATATCCCCAAGTTACTTATAATTATACCACAGATTGCTAAAATATTGGATTAGCGTTGTTCGTTGAGCCTGTTACTGGATTGACGTTCTGCTTTTGTCTAAATCGTGAAGGTAATTTGTTCTCGTATGTGTCAATATCTAAATCGATATGCCTTTCGATGTCTACATAACCTATACCTAATGCTTTATAAGTTATTGCCCTTGTTCTAAACTTCGGCACTTTCTTTAATTTAATCTGCAAGAAGTATGGGTAAACGTCTATGGTATCTTCTCCACCTATCTCATCAACTCCGACCATACCAGAACCGATAGTTTGAGGAGAAGTTACATCAACATAGCTACCTGTTCCAAAAATAGTTCCTGCAAGCTGTCTTCCACTACTATCATAATCAACAAATACTTGATAGCTTTGCTCTGGTTGGATACGCCCTTTCAACCTAAGATAACGATATTTTTTTAATTCATTAGAACCCCACGATTCACTTTTACCAGTCCAAAAGTTTTCAATAGCATATCCGTCATCATCAAAACCACTAAATAACTCATACACACTTTCTGATAGTGATGAGCCTATAAATATCTTTCCGCCATCTTTTGCGAACGTTCTTGCGTTGTATGATGTAATATCAACAGTTTGATTGACCATATCACACAAAAGAATAATGTTATTTGCATCTGCGTTGATTGTTTTACAAGCGACAACAACATATCTACCGAACGTGTCTAATACACAATCATCATACTCATAGTTTGCAAATTTGAAATGCTGGAACAGTGCGAAAGGTTCAACAGCATCTCCTGTGGTGTTTTTCTGCAAGATAGTAAACTCTGGCTTTTCTGGTCGTGATGTGTTGATAAAAACAATACCTTTATCTGTTGAGATTGATGCACGCCAAGAAGGTAATCCAACTTCTTTTCTGAATACATCGTTTGATATAACTAAATCACTTGTATCAATTGCGAAAAGATACGTTGATTGAGATTTCATAGAATAATAACCTCCTGTACCGATAAGGACATTAAGAATAGCATCCCCTCCTTCATCTTGAGGAATACGAAAGCCTTCGCCTGCTAAACGTGTTGCTGATTGTGTAAAATCTGTAATTCCACTGTTGTTAGTGTTCTGATGAACATACGTTGCAAGCACCTGTACGCCTGCTGTAGGTGCGATTGGGTAAGTTAGAGTATATGTGCCAGTTGTGTAGTTAATCGTGCCTGTAGCCCCTTGTGTGCCTCCTGACGCTATGATTAGACCTACGTTGTTGTCTTGTGAAGTGACTAAACCTGCAACGATAGCAATATCGTAACAAGTATTCTTTGGATTACCTGCTCGAAACGCTAAAGTTCCTGAAAATACAGTCTGTGTGCCATTACCTGTTCCTAGTAATTCATTAGTTATTGTTGTGTCGGTAGTATTATCGACAAAAGAACCTCTAAGAGCTGTTCCGTCATTTGCTAAATCCCACATAATCATACGCCCTTTATCAATAATTGCTTTTCCTTTGAAGTTTTTTACTGCGTCATACATATCAGTGAAACTTTCTGGGTTTGCTGTGTGTATTTTATATATTCCGTCTACTCCGACCGCAAAGGTAAAAGTACCAGCTAGTGATGAGTAGTTAGCGAAAGAATAATCTGCACTTGATGTAAGACCTGTAACAGTATCAGTCCATGTTGAGCCATTTAGATATTGTATCTTTGTTCCAACTTTGCGAAAGTGAACCTTTGTTCCGTCTGCTTTATATCCAAACTGTTCTCCTGTTACTGAACCTGCAACACCAGTTGCACCGATGACAAGTTTTCCGTTGATAAGAGCAATCCTTCCGTCTTGTGTGTACCAGTTCATTTCATCTGCTGATGCATCACTTGGGATATTCTCAGAATCAAGAAGATTATGTGTACCTTTTGAAAATAATGAGATTTCTTTATCCATATTAATAGTTAGTTAGTTGAGCGTTCCATAGTGCAAGGTCTGCAAGATAGTTTTCATAAAGAGCTTGATTTTCTGGTGCATAGCTTTTAGCCTTTGGAGATAATTGCACGATGTCATTTTCAACTGCCATACCATAAACAAGAATATCTTGAAAACGATTTGGAATAACTGGAGTATCTGATGCTGTTAATGTAGCTGGGAATTTTATATAATCCATGAAGTAAGTTGTTGCTATTGGAATACCTGTAAAGACAATTCTGTTGTTAGCTAAATCTAGGTAGCAATACCCTCCATTTCCAAGATATTTGTATCGGTCTGAATAGTTTACTACTTGATAAGGTGCTTTATTTGTTCCTATGTAAATAACTCTAGGATTTGCGTTTAATTGAACTGCAATAGAATTGTCTGTCCAGTTATAGTTATCATAGAAGAAAGAAAAGTCTGTAGGTACTGTGATATAAAAACCATCTATTCCTGAACCAAGTAGTGTTCCTGTAAGTGCTGTTTTTAGAAATTCCCAAGCTCGGTCACTACATACACGTTGATAAACACGATTCATGACAATATACTCCTCTGATGTTGAGAGTTCTGTTATATCGCTTATTTGCAATTCAAAGTTTGTAATTATTTCTGATGCTATCATGTTATCTAGGTTATTTTTTAATATCCACAACCCAAACCCTGTAAAGGGTCTGAATGTAAACACTAAAGGTTATACCACCGCTAGTTTCACGTTTAGGAATTTCTTTTGACCATCCGCAAATGTTTTGAGACCTGCGAGATATGAACTAAAGACGTTGTTTCCACGGCGGTCTGCTGTCTGTCGAATATCGACTTCTGTCATACTTTGTACTACCAAGTCAATAGCTCCTTTCTTACCATAATAGCAGTTTAAGAAGTTAAGTGACCAAACGTCGGTAGCGTCTGTAAGTGTTTCAGAAACAAGTACACGTCCACCTCCAGTTTTAACAATAGACAAAGTGTTTGCTGTGTCGTTGTTTGTTGCAACAACTCCTGAAAGCAATTTTCGGTTTGCTGCTGATACTTCAAAGTATCCAGTATTTACGTCTTTTCCTGTAAGTGAAGCGTTGAATGCGTTTGCAAGAATTGCACGAGTTGCATCTGCATCTGCTCCAATATCAAATTCTCCTGCTACTGATGGTACTGCACGAGCTGTCCATACAACGCCGTTGTAAGTGATAGTATCTGCTGCTGTTACGTTTGTCGCTAGTGCCAATACTGATGATGAAGTAAGGTTGCTTGAGATAAACATTTCTGCTGAACCAACATCTCCAACGTATCCGTTCTTGAATGCTGAACCTGCGATGTCAATGTTCTTTGAGATGATAAACTCTGAAATGTTTGCTGCTGCGTAGTAATCTACAACGAGAGCCATGTTTGACATGATGTCAATATCATTTGCGTTTCCTAGTTTAGCACCCATTCGAGTTGTCATTTGTGGAACTGTAGTTGATGAAAGTGTGATTGGAGTTCCTGATGAAACACCAGTTGTAAGGTCACCTGTATCGAATGTTGCTCCTGCGTTCAATACTTCTGCGAAACATCGTCCGTCAAGGTCTGCTGCTAACTTTCGAGCGTTGTGGCTACCTGCGAATTCCATAGCTTTTAGAGGTCCTGTTTGTTTAACTTCTCCGTCTGAAAGGTGGAATGCCATTTCTTTCTCAAGGTTGATAGTCAAAGCTTCTGTTGTATCTGTGATAGAGTCAATAACTGACGCTGCACCACGAGTTACTGAACGTACTTCTACTCCTGAAAGGTCCATAGCAACACGAGTAACTGAACCTCCGTATGTAAGCATAGGCTCCAAACGCATGTTCATTATTTTCTTTGCTACTAATTTTTTATCGAAAATCTCTTGATAAGTATTATCGAATGCTACTTTATAATCTGTCAATGCCATATAATTTGTAAATTTAATCTAATCCCCAATCATAGAAATTAGAAACCTCTTGTTAGCATGTTCGCATTGTATTGAGCTTTCTTCTTTGGACTTTTCATAATCTCATTAAAGTAGGCAATATCTTTTTCTGCTCGTGCTAGGTCTAAGGGTTCTGGGTCGTTTCCTCCCGCTGGTTGTCTTGTTTCTATAGTACGCTTTCCAGTCAAAGCATTACCATATGTTTCTTCAAGTAATTGAGAAACTGTTTTGTTTTTGTTTTCTGGGATTTTAGCAAGTGATTTGATAACATTTGCATTTGCAATAGACTTGAACTCTGGTCCTCTGTCTAATGCTTGTGCCATTTGTTTATCAAACGCTGTTTCAAATCTTTCTGCTCTTTCTTTTGCAGACAATTTGTCTGAATACTTTTGGTCAAGTTTTGCAGTAGCTGAATCGACAAGGCGTTGTATAAACGCTGGGTCGGTATCAAATTCTTCTGCGATACTATTAACGTCTACATCAATATCACTAAGAGATTGACCATGACTAATAGATTCTTGTAGTGCCTTTAATTCTTTTTCGACTGCCTTTCGTGCTTTCTTTTCAGCAACAAAAGCGTTTTGAGAAACAACTCGCTGTTCAGGTTCTTCTTCTCCTTCAAGCTCGGCTATTGTTTGTTCGTCTTCTTGAGTATTTTCCTCAATAGTTTCCGCAGTTTCTTCTGCTACTCCTTCTGAAACAATATCCTCTGTTTCTTGAGCATCATTTTGGAAATCTTCCATAATATTTAACATTTTTACAAAGTTGCACTTTGGAGTTTTTTGTCCGTCTCTCAAACGTATAGATTTAGAGTATCTCTACTCCCCAATATAATAATTATACCACATTACGCATCTTTTTAGAGTAATGTAGCTTGTTCTAGTATCTCCGACCGATTGGGGGTTAGTCTTCAATACCAGAAAGAGCTACACTACTCTTTGGTTATTCTGCTTCGTTAAGTTCTTTCTCTAACAGGTCTTGATAATATTCCATGTTGCCTTGTGAGCTTGTGATGACTTTGATAAGGTCTATGTTTACTCTTACTTTAGCCCCTAAAGCGATGAACTCTTGCTGTGTAAGTGTGTTGTGATTGTCTGCAATATTTTCAATAGCACTTATAACATCTTTAATCATACCTTTCACAATCGTCTTACCACCTTCGGAATTGCGTATCTCTGCAATAGATTTCTGTAATCCTAAATCTTCTTGCAACATTTCAACCTTTTCTTTATCAATCATATTATTTATCTCCTTCAATTTGTAATTCCCCTTCGACAACTTCTGCACTAGGGATAAGAGCTAGTTCTGGTATTTGTTTAAGTACCTCTGCTAGTTCTTCTTTGTCTTCTTGTAGTTGTACTTCGCACTTTTCCATATTCTTTTGGAATACATCTCGGCTAGTTTTTGCGTCTTTGTACGCCCACACTACATGGATTTGTTCTGGTGTTAGCTTTTTAATAAACTTGTGATGATGCTCTATGTTTTCAACAATAGCGTTTCGATGAGTAAACATACCCTCTTGTTCTTTCCTGTGTGTTTCTACTTCTGCGATATTGTTTTCAAGTTCGTTTATAGAAAACTTAATCACATATCCGTGCTTTTCGATAATCCTATCTTTAAGATTAGGAAACTCTAGTTTTTCATCAGTTGCGTCTATGTTAATTTTTTTAAGCTCGTATTTCATATTTAGAATTGTGGAGGTACTTCCCCATTAGTATTTATAACGTCTTTCACTTCTTCCATTTGTGTTTGCCCACCTTGTTGCTCTTGCTGTGGTCCTTCAACTTGTTGTTTAATCTGATTCATTTGTTGTTTGAACAGTAAATCATTTGCTTGCTTGACCATGTTTCTCATAATAATTTCGTCTAACCCTACAAGATATTTTGAGAGGTCTTGTAGCTGGTCACCTGTAATATGTTCTTCATTGTCTTGCATATAATCAACAAAGCGTTGTTTGTATGCTGTTGTAGCTGATTGATTAGGTGCAATCTTCTCTCCGTCAAGGATTGCTTCAATATCTCTTTCTGCTTCTGACATAAGCTCTGCACTTCCGTACTCTGAAACATCAAGTAATTGTTTGATTGTATCTTCTTCAAATCCTGCAATAGTTGCTTGTAGCTCGTATGCTTTTTGCTGGTTCTGAATAGGATTGACTGCTTGGCTGTTTAGGAACGCAATCTTTGTTCTTTTTTCTACTTCTGATAATGTTGACTCTGCATTTGATGACTCGACCATTGTTCCAAACTTATCATCTTTTCTGAATATATCTCGTCTTGAAACATCAAACATCTCTACGCCATTTGGTCCAAGAATATCAATCGCTGTTTTCTTTACCAAGTGTTCTCGTACTCCATGTTCATATAGTTTTGCAAACCTTTTATATCCGAATGAGTATGACTTGTTAAGGAATCCGAATCTATCGGCAGAGTTAGCTTGATTTCCTTCATAGATTCCTACTTTGTCTTCGTCTGACATACCTTTAGCACCTGCTGTAACTCCTGACGCTTTCTCCTGAATAGAATCAAGTAGTGTAAATACTTCGATAGGTGTATTGATTGATGGTGTCATCAGTGTCTGTACTGCTTGATTTAGGTCTATGTCTTTGTTTACTTTGATATAGCCATCTCGTCTGTATTTTAATTCTGCAAGGTTTTTTACTGCTGATACGTTTACAAGTTTAGTAGGCTTAATTATCTGTTCTGCGTTATCAAGCATTTGATTGATTGAGGTAGCTTGAGCCATAAAGATTTCTCGAACGTAATCACAGAATGATGGTGTCCAAAACTCTGTAAGGTCTGGGAACGCCGCCCAAGACCAGAAAGGATATAGGTCTGATTCAAATATATCTTTCAAAGGTTCTACTCGTACAGCTGTTGCTCCGTCTTCTTGCAATAGTAGATAGAATCGTTCTCCTTCGTAAGTTGTAAACCACTCCCAGAACTTATACTTATTTACATCTCCAATCTCTTTGTTTTGTTTCCATACGTTAGTGTCGTATGTTCTGTTTTGTTTGTTTACTTGTTCTTGGCTCATTTCATCACTGTTTCCAGCTCCTTCAAGTAAGATATTAGTTTCAGTCTTTAGGTATATCTTATCTTTGATACCTTGTTTTAATTCATGGCGTGATTTTACTACTCCATAACTTCCTAAATAAAATGCTGATTCTAAATCAAGTCCACCTGCTGAAGGGTCAATAAGAAAATCATAAACGTCAATAGGTTCTAGGTTTGACTTATATACTCCGTCTGGTGATTCTGCTGAATAAGAATAAATAGAACGACCATAAATAATCGCTTGTTTCTTTCCTGCAATATCTTTAATATCCCAGCTGTTGAGTTCTTGGTCTGATGCACGTAATGCGTTCAGATATTTTACTCTTTTTAGTTGTGACTCTTTACGTTTAATAAACTTAAAAATAAGAGGGTTATCAATCTTTGAAAGCAAAGTATGTACGAATGATGACATTTGTCCCAAATCTACGTTAGCTCTTGCTGACGATTGATTGATTTTGCGTGAATAATACAAGTCTTCGTTGATTTTCCAGTTAGAAACCTTACCTTGCTTGTATTCTCGAGCAAATTCTATTTCTTTTAGTGCTTGCCTGATGATTAGTTGTCGTTTTTCAAAAGATATTACCATTTATGTGATTCCCCAATCACTTATTGTTATTAATACAAGTATTATACCATATTCTACATCCCAATCGACGGGTAAAGTGGTTCTTCTTCTTCCCAATACTCCTCAATTACCTCTTGTTCATGCGGATTTAGTGATTGAATAGCATATCTGACTGCATCAAGTGCATGGTCAAGCCCTCCTTCTGGTGTATTAAGAGTCTTTCCTTCTCTATCTTTCATCCAAGTGTAGTTTAGATATTCTTTATACAGGTTTACCGAACGTTTTGTTATCCAAATAGGTATTCCTTGTATTAATTGTATTCCTTGAGTGATACTTCCTGCACCTTTCTTGGCACCAATAACAGGTAATCCATAAGAAACCAACTCATCATTAGATTTAGGCTCTGAACTATCCGCAACAGTAAGTATGTCATCAAATAGTTTTAAGGCATCTGATATAGCTTTATTAGACATTCCTTTTTTGTACAGCTTTTCATTAAGAACATATCCTCCGTTATACTTGTATATATCTACAATAGCAGTAGGGTCGTTCGTATATCCGTAATCAAGCCCTCTACGCTCAAGTTTAGCCTCCTCAGGCACATCCTCAATACGTACCCAGCCATCGAATACTCTACCTTCATGGCTTGATGGTTCTCCTAGCCATTTTGTTTTATATAAAGCTGGTCTGTGAGCTTTGTCTGATTCCATTTCATCAAACATAACCTTTGGCATCCAGTCATATTTTATAGCAACATCATAGTTTGCGTTTATAATTAAAGTGTTTGGTCTGCCTTCTAGCACTAATCGTTTGTGTACTGGGTCTTCTTCATCTAGTCTGTTGTAAGTATAAATAATCTGTGAGCCTTTTTTACGAACTGTAGGTGTAAGGATTTCTATTGATTGCTCTGATACAGTTTGAGCTTCTTCAACCCAAGCTATGTCAATACCCTCAATAGATTTAACGCTTTGTTCGTTTCGTCTTAATCCTTTGAAAAGAAAGTCTGAACCTGTAATAGTATTTACGATAGCTTTATCTGTTACAACAAAATCGTTTAGCTCGTACAAGGCAATAAGGTCTGATAGTAATTGATGAGAACTATCTGTGATAGAGTTTTGAAATTCTCTAAAGCAACCCATACGCATCTTTTCTTGTCTTGCTCGTATTAAAAGTATTCTTGCTACTGTATGTGACTTTAACGAGAAACGACCGCCATAAACGGCAGCCTCTCTCCAGTCTTTATCTAACAACCTAGAGAACTCTTTAGGTATTTGTATCTTCTTCTGATTTGGCATTTATGATTTCAACTAATACAGATTGTATATCTTTACCATTGCTAGTAATATCAGACTTGCTTTCAGCTTTACCCTCTGCCATCTCCCATACTTTAATCTTATCTATTCCTTCAAAAAAGGCTTCTTTCTCATCATCTGTCATATTTGATAAGTATTTCTTAGCATAGTCTTTTAGAGAACTACCTTTTGGTCTTCCAGCAGGGTTACCTGACTGTCCTTTCTTAAACTGCCAAGGTTGTATTCTTAACGCTCTGCTTTCTGGTTGTTCTTCGCTTGATGTTTCAGTATCCATATATTCTATTATACCATATTAGATATTATTTGTCTTTGCGTGTTCAATCCTTGCTTCTGCTATTTTGCAATACTCTGGGTCAAGTTCAATTCCTATAAAGTCAAAACCTTCTAGTATGCAAGCCTTGCCTGTTGAGCCTGAACCCATGAAAGGGTCAAGGACTGTTCCTCCTTTTGGTGTTACAAGTCTTACTAGATATTGCATAAGGGAGGTGGGTTTGACTGTTGGATGTGAATTTTTATTTATAGATTGTTCTGCTCTTGGTGTTGGCTCTCTACCTTCTTCGTACCTAAACTCTGATGCGTTCATTCTTGCTGTCGCCTTCTTCTCCTCAAACACTCCCAGCCCCTCATTCCTATCTTTCTTTGAAGCCTTCGCACAGTAGAAGAAGCGTGAGGCTGAGCCTGAGTCTGCGTATCCTACTGTTTCTTGTGCTGGTGTCTCACTGACAGACCACGTTCTTCCGTTTCCATAAGGGTTTGCTTTGTTTTTTCTTATAGCACTTCCGACTTGCTTCGTATCAGGAAACAACCCTACCACCTCATCACTTCCGTCTAAAATCAGGTTCGAAGGAAACCTGCCTTGAGGGTGAGCATCTCCTCCTGGGTGTTCTGTTTGTTTGCCTAGTATTCCTCCGCTTCGCCCTCCCTTGTTTGGTGCAACTGATTTCCACGCTTCGCCCTCCACCCTACACCCATCTATATTTATCCCACCCGTTCCCCACTTCAATACATTCTCTGCGATAGTGCTTTCAGATAGTGGCTTTCTTGCCAGAGTCCATATTTCCACTGCAGGCTTTAGAGCAGTTCCAAATCCTGCAAATTCTTTAGATTTTTCTGTCTCGCCCATTTTTATTAAAGTTTTTTCTATATTGTGAGATTTTGGGAATCCTGAGCCAAATGCATGGTAGATGCAATCTCTAATTTCAAAACCAGCGTCTTCTATCGCAACCATTACTCTGTGATGTGTTCTACCAATCCCTGCAGCCAATAGATGTGAACCAGGCTTCATTGTTTTTAGTACAAGTTTCCAAAACTCTACATCGTCAGCAGGATTTCCATTTTCCCTATCAAACTCCTTACCCATAAAATTCAAAAGGTAAGGAGGGTCGCAAACTACTGAATCCATTGATTTCTCAGGTATTTTTTTTAACCACTCGTAGCTATCCCCTTGAAGCAAGTACATTTGTCCTTTTTCTGCGTTGATATTCCCTTGAGGCATTTCGGACACATTCAGAACAGTTACGCCCTTTCTTATCCTTTCGCTTGTATTCAAATCTTGAGTAGTCATGTCCATTTATGCATTTAATCTTAATAAAATGTGGCTTTGCTGTGATACCACGATTGATATTAACTTTCGGAGTAACAGCTTCCAAGTGGTCTGGGTTGCAACACGCTGGAACTCGACATAAGTGGTCAATATGATACCCTTTAGGGATTTCACCTTTTGTCCACTCGTAAGACAGACGATGAGTATAATATTTTTTGTTCTTAATGCGTATTTCACCATAACCAGACCCATTGTTTGAGCCAGTCCATAACCAGCAAGTTTTAGTTTTTTTAACCTTATTCCAAAATGTTTCCATAATCCCATTATATCACATATCCCATAAAGTATGCAAGTGTTCTCTGTTACGATTGCATCTACAGAGTTTTCTTCTAAAGTTTTTAATATTTCTAAGCTATCTCCGTTTATTATTTTCATATTATATCTTAAGGATAGAAAGCATTACGCTTACCTACAACAAAAGGTCTGTTGCGTATTCTGTCTATTAACTTTCTGGTTTTATAATAGTCTAGCTCTTGTTGTTTATATTTCTTGTTTTCTATGTCAACTAAATCACATTGTAGTTTGAAATCTTTGTCTGCACATTTTGAGCATAATGCGTAATTTAGTTTTTCAGCATTTCTATCACTGTAACTATAATCTTCTTTAGAAAATATATGTGAGATTACTTTGCTTTTATTAGTTATGTCTTCTCTGCATAAGAAACAGTGTACTTCATAGTTTATTGTCATATTATATCTTCACGTTTTAGCTTTCTAACTAATAAATCCACTCTCCTGCCTCGTATTTTTTCATGAGCACAGTGTATGAGTATTAGATAGTGAATAAAGTAATTAGTGTTCATTTTTATTTGTTTAACATTTTATTTTTTCATTAAAAGTCTTAATGCTTCTTTATGTTCAATAATATTTCCATAAAGAGAGCTTGATAGATTTTTTGCTGATTCTATAGCTACTTTTACTCTAATGTTTCCATCCTTTATGCTTTTGAGCTGTGTTTGGTATGCTTCTATTTCCATTAAAAGACGAAAATGTTTGTCGTTTAGATATTTCTCTACCCAGTTTTTTAATCCGTACTCGTCTTGTTGCTTATGGTGTGTTTGTTCGTGGACAATAAGATGTTCTGGTAAGTTTGTATTACTATATATCTTATGGTCATAAGCAAAGATAGCATTTGGTGTAATGTCAAAGTGTTTTGAGTATTCTTTTAGAAGTGGAAACTCTGACTGTGGGTAAAGTATCATATTTATTTCTTCTTTTTTGGTTTCAGTTTTGGTTTATATTGACATTTCATATTATTTCTTTGGTTTAACTACTGGTTTTGGTAATGGTGCTTCTTTTGGTTCTACGTGTTCTGCTGGAACTGGGTTTGTAAAAAACTCAACTGCTTCTGCGATTACTTTTGCATCTTTTAATTCAAATGCTCCTGCTTTGTTTGCTAATTGTACTGCTTGAATAAGAATACTTAATGCTTTTTGATTATCCATATATATATATATTATACCATTATTTTAATAAGTCTGCGAATTTTTCTCCTCGATAGTCTATTGTCATACTTACATTATACCATTATTCATGGAAATTTCCTACAAAACAATGCAAGGTTTCACGTCCTGTTGTTTTGTTCATTTATTATTCTTTATCTTCTAAATAACCAATAAAACCATTTTTTTGTGCCATATTATCTAGGTTAAAATTATTTCTTTCAAGATAATGTTTTGCATGAGGATTTTCAGGTAGCATTTCTGCCCATTTTTTTAATGTTTCATCAACGCCTTCTTCTCTTATCTCCATAAATAAATTAGCTAGTGTATCTCTTTGTCCTATTTGGTAAAATGTGTTTTTATTCATAAATTATTCTTTATCTGGTAATGGTTTGTTTAGGGAACGTATGTCAATTCCGATTTCCTCTGCACGATTTCTAAGGTACTGGTTTACTGTTGTTTGAAACGGAGTCATTTTTGCCTCTATACCTTCCATCATCATTGATTCCACTACATTAGCCCTTTCTTCTGCTACCCCTTCACTTCTCCCTGCTTCATAACCTAAACGAAACGATGAACCTTTTGCGTTTCTACCTTGTTCGTATGCTAGTGCTGTTTCTTTTTCTATGAAAGCCCATAGCTTTTTCATATCTAGCGCAGAAATTTCATCGCACAACTGGAATCTTTGATAAGCATCCTCGAACCTTTCTTTTGTTGTACTCTCTAGTGGCTCATCCTCTCTGGTTTCTAGCTGTATCTTATCTGGATTAAATGTTTCGCCACTAGGGAATCGAACACCATAGCGATGTCTGCCATAGAAGTCATCCATCCATGTTGCCTCGTGCCATTCGCCTGTCACTGGGTGTTTTGTTTGTTGTGAAAATGTACTCATAATGTATATCTATTTTAATTTATAATCGACAATTTGTATCTATGATGGGCTTGTGGGGGCAGATAAGAATTTAACCCTTATCTACTTGAGGTCTTAAGACTGCAGTGCATGAGCCTCATCATCGCTTTCGCTAACCCCATAAACCCACCATATTTCTTAATTTAATAACTCCCCAATAAACGTCTTTGTTTCTTCTGACTGGTCGTTGAAGTTGTCTTTGGATAGGTTCCAATTCATATCTCTGAAATGAAACATTAAGTTTGACCAATCGTTTCCTACATCTCCACTTTCTGCCTCTGAGTAAGTGATAGGAAGTCCCTCGTGTTTAAGGATTGCCAACATTACAATTGCTATTGTGATAGGTTTGCCGAGGATTTCAAAGAAACTTGAGTGATGAAAAACAAATCCAATATCTACTGTCCTTCCTTCTCCGTTTGTAAATAAAACTTGTGTGTTTGATACTACCACACCTTTCCCATTCAATTTATATTGCTCCTTCAAACTTTCACTTACACATATTACCTCACACCCCTCCTCTAAAGCCATACCGTCTGTCAACTCCTGTATTCGATTGATTGTTTTTTCGTGGTTCATATTATTTTAATCCTTTTAAGTGTTCTAATAATTTCAACCATTCTTCTTTATCCATTTCCATTCCGTAGTCTTCACATTCTTCAATATCTCTAATCATCACGCCGATTGTTTGCTTAGATAGTTCTACTTTCATAAGAGTGTTTACAGTATCTGATACTATGTAACTTTTTCTTCCTAGTGCATATCGTAGTGCTGATATGTATATGTTTTGTAGGTTGTCTGTCATATTATTCTTGAATTAACTGATACTTATTCCCTCCCACTGTGATTATTTCTTCTGGCTTTGGGGTGTATAGTGGGCGGATGTCTTCGATGCTATCTTGAGAAATGCTAGTACAGTCTGAATAGTATTTCTCTATTGCACAAGTCAATAAAAACTCGTCATCACGCCAACGATACCCAAACACTTCACACCAGAGTCCGTCCCATAAAACCATATCCCCCTCGCCCACGAGCCTGCCTTTGTATTCGATAGGGGTTAGGATTTGGAGGTCTGAATTTTTGAACCAGAAATAATCTGATTTGTCTTTGGTGTATACCGCTATTGTTCCATCATTGCAGGGATAGCTTGCTTCAAGCTCTTCACCCACCATTGCTTTTGTTTCTTTGTTTGGATAACGTGTATTATCCATTACTCGCACCATTGTCTTTAGATTGTTTATGTCTTGTAGTGATTTTATTTTCATGGTTTTATTAATTACAAATCCCTATTAAATTCCCCTCGATGTCATGGTTGTACTCGATACCATTTGCGACATTTCTACTAAAAAAAGCTACTATGATGATGATGAAAAATGCTGTGAGTAGTATGTGTTTTGTTTTCATGTTAGCTTATTTTATCAAACACATAACTTACAGCGTTTATCATTTCTTCTTTAGTAATATTTTTGTATTTTATGTCATCAATCGCCATCTTAATATCTTTGTATAATTGTTGCTCAACTTTATTTTTTGAATAAACTTTATTGTTTGAGTTATAATCAATTCCTTTTATTTTTATATTCATATAATTTGTTTACTACTTAACCTGTTAATATACTTATATATTAACCCTATCCCTTTAATAAGTCAACAAAGAATATTATTTAACTGTTGATAACTTTGGTCGCCCTCTTTCACGACCTGTCTTGCTTGGCTTTGAGCCTTGTTTACTGTAGTAGTCATTGTCTTTTCCATAAAGAGCACTCCAACGACGAAGCACTGATTGCAATTCGTTTATTATTGTTGTCTTTGATTCTGGTTCGAGCTTGATTAGCTCTCCTGATTCTATGATAGCTTTTACTGCTTTTTCTGTTTCTGTCATGTTACTGTAAATAATAGCTAATAATAATTCCAAATGTTCCCATACACCAACCTACTATGACTCCTACTAAAAAATAAAATTCCATATTTATAAATTGTTTAACTTCCATTGTTCTGCTAATCTTCTTTTTGTGTTTCTGTTGTATTACTTTATTATTATGTAATAAACTTTACCTTTTTACCCATTACTTCCATAAGACCTATATCTGCATTTGTACTTAAATTAATACCCATTATTAACTGGAAAAATTCAATAGGTAGTTCCAAGCTCTCTCTATCAGGATTTCTTGCACATTGATTTAATATAATCCTTTTAATTAAATCTTGTTCACCTATCTCTTTCCATTTGTTTGTATATTTACCCTTATTCATAAATTATCTAATTGCCATTGTTCTGATAAAATTTGTTTTACTTCTTTTTCTTCTCCTTGTGTTTGATGTCGGATAAGACATTCAATTGATATAGCGTCAAAGATTAAAGTTTCCCACTTATCTTTTGAGATACCGCTCTCAAGAAATGTTTGAGCGTGTAGTTTTTCTAGTATTCTGCGTGTTGCAACGTAGCGATACTTTATTAAACGTGCTTCTGGTGTTTCTATCTCCTTGAGAGTTAGGTTTCTTCTTATAGAGTTGTGATGACCTTTATCGCTTTTCATGATATTTTAGTAGTTCAGGATTTTCGTAAATGTTTCCTATTACTTCAAAATTATCAACCCCGTAAAAGCCTACTCTCCCTAACGACCAACCTGTTTCATTCCAAGTAACACTTGAGGTCTGCCCATCGTCAAATTGTTGTCCTAAATTAAAATCTTTTTTATAATAGTTTTCAATATCTTTTTTATTAGATTCAGTAACTGTTTCTATGTACACCCTATGGATTATATCCCCCTCATAAATCTCTACACCGTTTTTGTCTTTAATTCCTGTATATTGAAGCGGTATAAGATTTCCAAATACTCCATGTAAGAAATCATATATATAACCTTTATTTTCTAATATATCTTCCCACGAAACCATTCGCTTAGCACGTACTTCCCATCCTCGAAATTCAATTTTTCTCATACGATTGTAAATAACTATCTGATAATTCTTCACTGGGAAATGCTATATCTTCGCCTGTAAGTTGCCCTAGTGATAGCCTTAACTCATCCCAGATTTCGTTTAATTCTGGTGTGGTTAATTGCTCTGTACTTTCTTTACCAAATTTAGAACGTGCCATAGACTTTATGATGTCTTTTATCGAGTGCATTGTCGGTCGTACTTCAATGTTTTTTATAAAGGCATTGAGCGGTACATTGTTTTCAATAAGTATGTCGGCTAATTGCTGGCAACCTATGTGTAATGCACCTCGTTGTTTCTTTGGTAATGACATAATTAGAAGGGAATATCTTCAGGAGATGAGTCATCTACAATGCCATAATTGGCGTCTATTTGCTCTTGTGTGCTGTTGTTTGGTGTTTCTTGGGTGTTTGTACCATTGGATGGTTTATTTCCAAATTGAGAGCTTTCCACAATGATTTCAGTTTTGTACATTTTCTTTCCTTCTGCTCCTTCCCATGATGAAGTCTTCAAACGACCTTCAATAAGTAATTGAGAACCTTTAACCATGTATTGAACAATGGTTTCTGCTTGTCGACCAAAAACTACGCAGTTGTGGTACTCGACTTCTTCTTGTTTATTGCCCTGCTTATCTTTCCACGTTCGGTTTGTTGCTAGTGAAAAGTTAGCTACTTTTTCTCCCGATGGTAACGATTTGATTTCTGGGTTTCTTGTAAGGTTTCCGATGATTGTTGTTTTGTTTAGGTACATATAATTAAAATGTTAAGTCGTTTACTATTTTGTTAATTTGCTCTAGTTTACTTTTTTGGTACTCGTGGATTTCTTGGATTTCTGTTTCAATATCAAACCTAAATATATTGAATGATATAAGTTTTAGATTTTCTGGCATCCGAGGGTCGTACATTACAAAGTGTAATACCTCTAACTTATCGTTTACAATAAAATATTGTAGGATTTGTTCGTGATAATCTTTTGGGTACTGGTTTGTTAGTTTTGCTTCTATGTGTCGAGCCGATGAAAGACATTTTACTTCGATTGCACAATTTTCTCCCTTAAATCCATCAGGACTGATTGCGATACTTGGGTTATCTTCTCTTTCCCAAATTACTAATGAAGTGTCAAATAGTATCCCTGTTTGCTCGGTGTATTTTTCTATAGCCTCTTCTTCTAGTCGTATACCCCTATCCATTGGGTTTTCATCTTCTGCTGTTATCGCAATACGTTCTGCGATAATTTCATAGTACCCTATCTTTTCACCTGAACCACGTTTTACTATAATATCTTTTAATCGCGAACCTGTGATTTTACCTCTGCGACCATCTAGCCATTCTTCTTTTGTTTCAAACTTTTTTACTATCATATTAATTTAATGTAGTTTTTAATTTGTTTTTATAATCCTCGACCTGCTTTTCTTGTATCACTGAACCAAGTGACGACCAACATTCTTTTAGCTCATCTTGTGTTTTACAGTCATCTAATTTATCAATAGCACATTGGATAGCCTCTTGCTTTTTACTTTCTTGATACTCGTAATATTCTTCCATTTCTTCTCCTGTGGCAACTTCTCCATCGGCTGAATATCCAAGAAGTGCCAACGCTCTACCGACTGAAATTGTTTCTAACTTTTCAAAGTCTTTTTGCCCTGCTTTAACTTGTAGAGCGTGACCTGTTGCATCTGCTGAAAACTCATCTGCTTTATCTTTAATAATAAAAGTTTTGAACATCATCATTCCACCTTCTTGCGGTATTGGTGTTGTTACAATACTTGCTCTTGGGTTTTCTGTCCTAAATGCTTTTAATCGTTCTGATACTTTTGCATATTGAGCACCTCCACCGATTGTAGTTGTTTTAACTTTTGTCATTTTGTTGTTCTAAATCTGATAATGGATTATATGGTTTATATGAATTTGCTTGTACGACTTTTTCAAATTCTTGTGCCCATTTTTCTACTGTGTCGCTAATCATATATTTAGAATTTCTTAAACTTATCCCAATCAGTAAAACCATTTATACAGTCAGGGCAATCTATAAAGTCTTTGTCTTCTCCGTAGCAGGTCTGCAATTCTCCATCTCCGTGACAAGTTTCGCAAGTGTTCTCTGCTATAACTTCCATTACTCCGTATGTATCTAAAATCATATTGATTGTTTTTATTAAAGATAGGTTACGATTTCCCTATCTATTAAGAGTATAGCCTATCCCTTTTATAAAGTCAATATAAA